ATCAAATTGTAAGCCAATTTGTGCTAGTTGTAGAATTGCTTGACCACGCATTTCGTCGTTATATGTATAACCACGAACATTACCGCGTGTAGCATAACGCTCACACAATTTCATCCACATCCTAGCAAGTTCGTTGGTTGCTTGACCGTTGGTTTTAGAAAAATATCCGTTCTGCATCCCTCCAACCCAGTGGCTTTTACCTACACATATTAGATTGTCATTTTCATCGTACTTCCAATGCTGGAATGGTGGAAAATTTACTCTTTCGTGTGCGTCTGCTACTGTTTTTACTGTTTTTTTACGACCCGGAGCAAGTGGGACATGCTCAAATGTCATAATTCTAAAAATTAAATCTGTTTTGTCGACTTTTCTGTAATCAATTTCAAAATCTTTAGCAACTACTTTTTTGTTCTGTTCTTTTGCTTGTTCAAAATTTGCTGTACCTAATCGCTTTGCTTGGTTTCTTTTTGCTTCTGCGATGGTTAAACGGTTAATTTTTTCTAAACTTGGTAGAATAATATCGAATTGATGGTATTCAGGTGAAACGTAAGAGCAATAAGTGTTCTTAGATTTATGGATTTCTTTCAAAAGGTCTTTGTTGTTTAGGTATTTCACTCTTCTTTGTGTCATATATTGGAACTCCATTAATACTTATATAATAGCACATTTCTCTAGAAATAAATAGAGTAAAGTACCAAACTAATAAGGAAATTTTACCAAAATGGCATTACCGACAAATACACGAAGCACAGCAGGAATTGCATCAGCAGGAGGAACAGGAATTCGAAACTCTGTTCAAATAACAGGTTCCGCTCCGACAAACACTTCTTGGAAGATTTATAACCTTGCTGGAACAGGAACTGACCCTAATTCAGTCGGAATTGATCCGAGTCTTAACAATCAAACAGGACCTACCAGTGGAAGCGGAAGTTATAGATTTGGTATAACTGGTAAGCCAGAATCAAACGGTCTTGAAAAAGCATTAGGAGCAATAGGTTCTGCGTTTGCTATAGTAGAAGTAGGTAAAAGTTTATTCGCCGCTGGCGCCGGTGTAATTCAAGGATTGAAAGATTTTGGTAAAGCCGCAGGAGCAATTGGCGATAGTCTCAAACAAGTCGGAAGCAATTTCCTTAATAGCGAATTTCGTAGTGTAGGTGAAGATACAAGCGATATTGAAGCGTCAGACTATGATGGATATACTTTTGCCAAAGACTCCAGTCCATATGATTGGAGAGTTAGAATATCAGTAGGAAGCATGAAGGATGTTTTTAGAGAAGCAACAGCAAATTATCTTAATCCATTAGTATCTACAGGCAATGGTGTTATTTTTCCATATACACCACAAATAACAGTATTACACAAAGCAAATTATAGTTCGCAACAACCTGTTCATAATAATTTTCCTTTTCATGCTTATAAAAATAGTGAAGTTGATGATATACAAATTAATGGAACGTTTACAGTTCAAAACGATGAGGAAGGCCGGTATTGGCTCGCCGCTGTGAGATTTTTTCAAACACTAGCAAAAAGTTTTTATGGACAAAGTATTCCAAATGGTTTCCCTCCACCGGTAGCACAGTTATATGGATATGGAAATTACATGTTTGGAGATGGAGGTTCTAGAGGCATTAATATAGTAGTTAAAAGTTTTAGTCTCGAGCTTAGTAGAAACGTTCAATACAAAAGGATTTTCTACAATGCTGACAACGCTTGGGTACCTTTAGAAAGCAATATTGCTTTAACAGTAACACCTGTTTACAATAGAAGCTCGCTTAGAAGATTCAATCTTAACGATTATGCCAACGGCGGACAACGAGGAGTTTTATAATGGCAACATATTCAAAATCAAGTCCGTGGTATAAGACTAGACAAAATGTAAATTTTTTAGATATAATGAATTACAGAGAAATTCCAACCACTGACACAGATTATCCATATGAGATAGAAAACAAATTTAGACACCGTCCAGATTTGCTGGCATTTGCGTTATACAACAATGCTGATCTTTGGTGGGTATTTTCACAACGTAATCCTACACTATTAAAAGATCCAGTATTTGATTTTGAATCTGGTTTGATCATATATATACCTAGATTGGACACCTTACAAAACACACTAGGAGTATAATATGGCAACCAAAGGTAAAACTTCTAATGTGCAAGGAACAGAAGATACAGTAACATCACAACAGACATCTTTTTTTAATCAAAGATTTCCAAACTATACAGAAAATATTCTAAAAGGATACGAAAGTGTTACCTATCGTTTCAGCATGGGTGCTGTCACGGCTTCGAGTTACGCAGAAGCTTCTTATCTAGATGATAACACAAATGGAAAAGATTCTAGGTATATTGTATTTGGCGAAAGTGGTTATACAGGATCATCACAAAATACCGAAACAAGCCTGAATAATAAAAATAACATAGGCAAGCGTGTGGTAACAGCATCGGGTGTGCCTGAATATTTTGTTGATAATTTTATTCTTAAAATAATGCAACCAGGCAATGGCACAGGATTCGAAGGTGTTGCTGGAGGCTCGTTTGAAGTTTATGAACCATACAGTTTAGGACTGTTTCTTGAATCTTTACTGGCTAGTGCTATCAACGCAGGATTTCAACATTTTAATGATCATTGTCCTTTTGTTATACGGATTGACTTTTTTGGTTATAAAAATGGAATACAACAAGAAATTAAAGATGCTAGTAGGGTGTTTCCTATTAGATTACAGAATATTGAATTTAAAGCAAACGAATCTGGAAGTACTTATATTGTACACTATTTAGATTTTGGTACAAGTGTTTTAACAGACGATACGATCAAACAACTTGAAAATACCTGCGTATTTCCTATGGGAGCAAACCTTCGTGAAACTGTTAAGAATTTTGAAAAATACTTGAACGATAGAGAAGCCAATAGAGTTGCTGAAAAATTAAGACAAATTCCTGATGAATTCGTTCTTGACGTTCAGAATGAGGATGGTCTTTTCGACGCCCGAACCAGAGAACGTGGCGCTCCTTTAGACAAATTTTATAAAGAAATTAAATTTTTAGATTCTCTAGATGACTATGAAAGACACAAAACATTTAAATCAAGCCTTGTTGATTATGGTGATCGATTCCCTGATTCAACCGCTAATGTAGATAAATCTCCGATAGGAACGTCTGATACTAATGCTAGAATAATTAATGACCAGGCTGGAACCACCTCGTTTGTTTACAATTCTTCAACTAATGCTAAAACAGATGTATACACAGTTCTTAATGACCTAATGTGTCATACAGAATTTGCCAAAGAAAGTTTTGAGACGGTTAATAAAGACGGATATGCTCTTTGGTGGATGATTGTGGGACAAACACGACATCAAGTTGATGGCGAAAATGTCAAACATGATCTCATTGATGGAAGGATTCCGTTAAAATTTGATATCACCATCAAACCGTTTTGGACAAGATTAGACCGTTTAAAACAACCTGGTGTGGTACTTGAAGATACTCCTGCAGTTAAAGCAACAATAAACAAAGTTTATTCATACTTGTACACTGGTCAAAATGACGATGTTCTTAATTTTGATATGAATTTTAATAACATGTTTTACATTGCTGGACAACCGCAGGCATGGTCAAAAACTGCTGAAGAGTCATTGAAAAAAATTAGAAGCAATGACACAATAGCCGAAAATGAAGATGTAAATCAACGAAGTCTTACAGCAATGCAGGAATTATCTATAGGTAATGTTGTTACCAAACCTGCTGGACATATTAGCATAGCAGGCGGCACCGGAGTAACAACAACTGAAATTGAAGTTGCTAGATGGATTAACAAACATGTTACCGGAACAGATGGAAATTCATACGATGTAATGGTACAATTAAGGTTGGAGTTAACAATTCTAGGTGACACATATTGGTTACCGATGGCTGGACTAGGAAATCAACTTGAACCTAGCTCTGACGAAATGAGATGGAAAGGCGAAGATGTAAGAGTTTTTGTAAGATTTAGAACCATCGAAGATTATCCTTATAATGGATCAAGTTTATCTATAGTAAAAGATAATGGATTTAAAGATCATCCTTACAGTGGAATCTATAGAGTTTACATTGTTAAGAATGAGTTTACCGGAGGTGTTTTCAAGCAAACACTATCTATGGCAAAAGACTTTTCTATAGATCCAGATCAAACTGTTGAAAATCAACAAGCTCAAGCACAAGCACAGGATATTAATCCTATACTTTATGCTGATATAACAGAAGGAAGGGTGAATGGTGATAATATTATTCCTAAAACTCCAGAACCACCAGGCAAGCCAAACGCAAACATGGGACAAGGTAATATAAGATGACAGCAACACTATCAAAGATACAATCATCAGGTGCTCGCGTAGCGAGGGTAGTGGGTCATGATATTAAAACTGGCATGGGTACACTTTTTGTACAACTAGAAGGAAGAAATGCGGCAACCAGAGGAGAAGCGTCACAGACTTTTCCTGCTTATTATGCTCCTCCTTTCTTTGGTAGTACAAGTTTTGCTTACACTGGTGTTAATACCGGCAATGGCAAAGCATTCCAAGATACACAAAAGTCTTATGGTATGAGTTTTGTTCCTCCTGATATTGGAACAAAAGTTATAGTAATTCAAGTTGACGACACACAGCAATGGTTTTGGATGGGAGTTATTCCTGAATCAGGAATTAATCACATGGTTCCCGGTATTGCCGCCGCAGAAAATGTTGACTTATCGCCCGAAGAACAAACTCTGTATGGGCATACTAAATCGCTTCCTGTAGCTGAAATTAATACAAGATTGCTTAGAGAAGAATCAACCCAAGATTTAGAAAACGCAAAAAGACCTCTACATCCTTTAGCAGGATTTTTATTAGATAGCGGACTTATTGGCGATCCTACCAGAGGAACCCATGGAAGTACAATGCGCAGAACTGCTATTCCTAATGTGTATGGAATAAGCACTCCTGGACCATTAGACAAACGAGATGGAGCACTTAAAAAACCTCAAGGAACCAATCAAAATGTTTCTGATACTGTATTTGTTAGCAGGGTTGGTGGTCATCAGTTTGTTATGGATGATGGCGATGAAAGATTTGTAAGAAAAACCAAAGCAGATTTAGGACCTCCTGAATATGCCGACACAACTAAAGGAGAAACTGGTGATGCTAGGATTCCTTTCGGAGAAAGTTTTAGAATAAGAACTAGAACAGGACACCAAATCCTTTTACATAATTCAGAAGATTTGATTTATATTGGTAATAGTAGAGGTACTGCTTGGATAGAATTAACATCAGATGGCAAGATAGATATTTTTGCTCAAGACAGCATTAGTATTCATACACAACAAGATTTTAATTTCCATGCCGGTAGAGACATTAATCTAGAAGCTGAAAGAAATATTAATATTAAAGCAACAGGACGTAATACAGAAAGTCCAGATGGCGCAGGCGCTACACCTGATGCTGTTGGAAGAATACATGTCGATGCCGCAGGTAATTTAACAACACTGGTTGGCGGATTTAAAACTACAAATATAGAGAAAGATGTTAGCACAGTGATTAAAGGTGCTGAGAGAAGAACAGTTGCTAAGAACTTAGAAGAAACTGTGGGTGATGATGTTAAACTCAAAGCAACAAATATCAACGCCTTTTCGTTGAATAATACAAGAATTAGATCTGACAATAGTACAAATATAAGCAGTGCGAATTTCCATAGAGAAACTGCTGATAAAATTGAGATGAATTGTGATCCTGCTGAAGTAGCAGAACAAGGCTCTATCGATAGTGTAACGATCGCAGAACCATTAAGTTTACATCAAAATGCTGTTGTAGATATTACTCTACCTTGGTCAGATGGCGGTGTTGAAAGAGAATACCAAAGTGATGAACCATTGGAAAGTATAATGAAGAGAATACCACAACACGAGCCTTGGTATAAACACGAACACATGGATCCTTTAGCGGCAGCCCCACCAAAAACCGACAGGGACATAACGGAGGAATAATATGGCTAGAAAGATATACAACCAACAAAAAGTACAGACTGTACAAGCAAGTACAGGATCTGTATCAGCTGAAGGATCTCAGTTTAGATATAAAGGATTTAATTCTAGAAATAAAGGAAACAGTTTTAAGCAGTATGATTTAGATCTAGTTAAACAAGATATTCTAAATCACTTTCATATTAGAAAAGGCGAAAAACTACAACTTCCTGAATTTGGTACAATCATATGGGATATGATATTCGAACCAATGACCCAGACAAATGTTGATCTTATTATAAAAGACGTTGAAGAGATTATAAACAGAGATCCTCGAGTTAAGGCAAGGAACGTATCTGTTGATCCAACAGATCAAGGTATTATGCTAGAAGTAGATCTAGAATACTTACATTTTAACGCTACTGAGCAGTTGAAAATACGTTTTGATAAGAGAACAGAAGAACGTTAAAATAAAATGCGCAGTTTTTTATCTACGGTAAATAGTGTATAAGGTAACAAACAAAGATGACAACTACAACAAGACAAAATAATTTAATACTTGCGGAAGACTGGACACGTATCTATCAGACGTTCCGTAATGCTGATTTTAAATCTTACGACTTTGAAAATCTACGTCGTGTTATGGTAGATTATCTGCGTGAAAATTATCCAGAAGATTTTAACGATTTTATAGAAAGCTCAGAGTATGTTGCTCTAATTGATTTAATTGCTTTCTTAGGACAAAGTTTATCGTTTAGGCTTGATCTAAACAGTAGAGAAAATTTCATTGAACTAGCAAGTCGCAAAGAAAGTGTATTACGTATTGCTCGTATGCTTTCTTACAATGCTAAACGTAATGTTGGAGCAAACGGTTTACTGAAAATTACTTCTGTGTCTACAACAGAACAGTTAACTGATAGCAATGGTCTTAATCTAGCAGGACAAACAATACAATGGAATGATCCTACAAACCCCAATTGGTTTGAACAATTTATTGCGATTTTAAACGCATCAATGATAACCAATACTGAGTTTGGTAAAGATCAAGGTTCTAAAGTTATTGATGGAATAAAAACAGATCAATATAGATTTAATAGTACAAATACTGCTATTCCGCTGTTTAATTATTCAAAAACAACAGCAGGAAGATCTATGCGTTATGAAATTCCAAGTACATCTATTTTAAACTATGATTACATATATGAAGAAACTCCTCTACCTGGTAATAAATTAGGATTTATATACAGACAAGATGGCAGAGGTAACGCAAGTGCTAATACCGGTTTCTTTATGATGTTTAAACAAGGAACACTCGAAAGTGCTGAATTCCAAGTAATACAGCCAACTGTTAATGAACAAGTGTCAATTACAACACCAGGCATTAACAATAGTGATGTTTGGTTATATCAATTAGATTCGAATGATAATCCTCAAACACTATGGACAAAGGTTGATTCTGTTGAAGGCAACAATATCATTTATAACAGTCTAACTGGAAATCAAAAAAATATCTATACTGTTATTACACAAGAAAACGATACAGTTGATTTGCTATTTTCGGACGGAACATTTGGAAATCTTCCACAAGGAACATTTAGATGTTATTTTAGAACCTCTATAGGTTCTAGTTATAGCATATCTCCAAGAGATATGAGAAATGTCGGTATTGATATTCAATACGAAAATGCGTTAGGTGTAACACATACACTTACACTTACAATGAATCTACAGTATACAGTAGATAATAGTGCTCCGTCAGAAGACGTAGAATCAATTAGAACAAAAGCACCGGCTCAATATTATACACAAAATAGAATGGTTACTGGAGAAGATTATAATCTTGCTCCGTTAAGTAGTTCACAAGAAATTTTAAAAGTAAAAGCAATTAACAGAACATCTAGTGGTATTAGTAGAAATTTTGATATTGTTGATGCTAGTGGAAAATATTCCATGGTTAATGTTTTTGCCGATGATGGTTTAATTTATAGAACCGATACTGAAAGAAATTTCAGTTATACATTTACCAATAAAAATATTGTATTAAATTATATTAGAAATACAATCGAACCTGCTATTGAAGATTCACAAACATATAATTTTTACATTACAAATTTTGATAAAATCTTTACTAGTGATGTAAGTGTTAAGTGGTTACGTTCAACTACCGATGCTAACGCTTCTACAGGTTACTTTGGAAACATATTTGATGAATTTCCGATCAAGGTTGGCATATACACTTCAAGCAACTTGCGTTTTATAGAAGCAGGCAGTTTAATTAAATTTTTACCACCGTTAACTACACAAGCATTTAAAGACGGTGAACTTGTAACATACGATCCTACAGATAAAACTCATAAAAAATATCTATGGTCAAAAGTAGTTAGGGTTGTAGGTGATGGCACAAACGCAGGCAAAGGAAACCTATCTAATGGAACAGGACCAATTACATTATCGGATCCTATTCCATCAGAGGCTATTCCATCACAAGTTGTTCCTAAATTTGTTAATAATTTACCTACAGATATAGAAACAGAAATACTAAATCTTAGTTTTTCGAGTCAAACATTTGGTCTAAGATATGATATTGAAACTAGATCATGGAAAGTTATTTCTAGTACTAATATTGATTTAGCAAGTGATTTTAGTTTAGGTCAAGCAGGCGATGCTACAAATACTAACGCTGATGCTAGTTGGTTATTAGCATTTGTATATGACGGTGATGAATTTAGAGTAAGAGTGCGTGGCACTGATTACATCTTTAGTAGTGTAGAACAAAATAGATTTTATTTTGATAGATCAGAAAAAATTTATGACAGTAAGAAAAGAACAGTAATTAAAGATCAAATTAAAGTTTTAGACATTAATAGTACTCCAGAAGGAAAAGAAATTTCGGCCGCTGACCTAGCGACTCAGATTGTTGAACTAAAAACAACAAACCCTGATTTTACAGCAGACGATGTTACTGCTATTATTGATCAAGATAAAACTCTAAAAAATGATGTTTCATTTGAAATTTTTGATAGTGTTAGATTTGAAGATGGATATCAAAGTACTGAAAGTGTTAAGATAACATTTTTTGACACAGACGATGATGGAGTAATTGATAATCCTGATAGTTTTGATGATATTGTAGGAACAGATCTAACAGACAAATATTTGTTCTTTAAAAAATCAACTGATAATTTTGGGTTTACACAGTTAGAATTTATTAATAATGATACCAATACTGTATTAATCAAAGACAAAGAAGTTAATACAAGTGTTAATGATTATGAACATAATCAATTAATATATTTTTATGATCAAGCAGAAAATTTTGTTAAAAGAGTTGATTTAATTACCAGAACATTTATTCTTGAGCCGAGCTATGTTGCTTATGTTGGACGTAGCGGTCTTAAGTTCCAGTATATTCATAATGCTAGTAGTAGCAGAAGAATTGATCCAAGTTCCAGTAATATAATTGATGTATATCTATTGATTAGAAACTATGATATTAACTATAGAAAATTCCTAATAGGAGCATCAGCATCTGCTCCTGAAGAACCTACACCTGAAAGTTTAAGAATTCAATTTGGATCAGAACTAAGTGATTTAAAAACTATTAGTGATGAAATTGTTTATCATCCTGTAACATATTTTCCATTATTTGGTACAAAAGCGCCAACAGAATTTCAAACAACATTTAAAGTTGTAAAGAACAAAAATATGGTAGTTAACGATAATGATTTAAAAGTTAAAATTGTTGTAACAATAGCAAATTATTTTTCAATTGAAAATTGGGACTTTGGTGATAAGTTTTATTCAAGTGAACTACTAGCATATATTATCCAGGCTAATTCTCCAGAAATTAGTAACATTGTAATGGTTCCAAAACAAGAAGATCAAGCATACGGAAGTTTAAGTGAGATACAATCTCGACCAGATGAAATCCTAGTAAGTGCAGCAACAGTTGATGATATTCAAATTGTAGACACAATTACAGCAACTGAACTTAATTTGCTCAACTCACAGGTTATAACTAAGACGAGTAAAAATTAATGGATAAGAAAATATTCAAACAGAGTGAATTACCTGTTAGAGAAACTTATAACTTACTGCCAGAGATTTTTAAATCTTCAACAAACAGAAAGTTTTTAAGTGCCGCACTAGATCCTTTAGTACAACCTGGCACACTTGATAGAATTTCAGGTTATATAGGTCGTAATTACGGAAGAACCTATAACAGTAAAGACATCTATATCGACAAAGAAGAATCTTTAAGGCATGCTTATCAATTAGAACCTGGTGTAGTTATTAGAGATAAAGAAAATTTATCTGTTAATAGTTTCTACGATTATATTGATGTAAAAAACCAATTAAAGTTTTTTAACAACAATAACGAAAGAGACGACCTAACTACAGGATTAAGAAGTTATAGTTGGAATCCTCCTATTAATTGGGACAAGTTTATTAACTATAGAGAATACTATTGGTTGCCGCAAGGTCCTGATGCTGTCAGTGTTAGTGGTCAAGGCCAAGATATTATTTCAGAGTATAGGGTTAGAAGCCAAGGCGAAAACGAATTTATATTTTTCCCCGACGGACTAACACCTAATCCTGGTCTAACTCTATATAGAGGTCAGACATATATTTTTAATGTTAATACTCCTGGCGATCCTTTTTATATCAGAAGAAATCCAACACAAGGATCAATAGCAAATTATAACGATGGCGTTACAAATAACGGTATTGAAGTTGGCACAGTAACATTTACTGTACCTAATAATAGTCCAGATGTGTTATACTATCAAAGTTCAAATAATATTGATAGAGTTGGTATGTTTAGAATTTCATCTATAGATGAAAATACTAAAATTAATGTTGAAACAGATGTAATAGGAAAAGTAAATTACACAAGCTCTAATGGTATAAAATTTACAAATGGTTTAAAGGTTAATTTTACAGGACAGGTAACTCCAGAAAAATATTCAGAAGGAGATTGGTTAGTTGACGGCGTAGGCGAATCAATTAAGTTGGTAAGTTTTCAAGAACTCGATCTACCACCTGTAAAAAATGACGATGTTGATGTTTTATTTGACGATGGCGGCTGGGATGAATTACCCTTTGATGATGCTGTAAGTTTCCCTTCAAACAAAGACTATATTACAATTAATAGATCAAGTCAAGATAAAAATCCATGGAGTCGTTATAATAAATGGTTCCATAAAGATGTTATTAATTACAGTGCTGAAATTAACAAAGTAGCACCAAGAACATCAGAAACAAATAGAGCAAAACGACCTATTATTGAGTTTAATTCAAATATACAACTTATTAATCATTGTGCGTTAGCTAAAGAAAGTGTTGATTTTATTGATGATTTTACTACCGATGTTTTTTCATCTATTGAAGGAACAGCAGGTTATAATATCGATAACGTAGATGTTTTTGACGGAGCAAGAATTATTTTTACTGCCGATAATGATCCGCTAGTAAAAAATAAAATTTTTGTTGTTAAAAAAATTGTCATACAAGCAAACAATACTGCTGATAATACACAAATAGCACTAGTTGAAGCCGATGACACAGAAACAAACCCAGGCGAAGGTGTAATTATTAGATTTGGAAAAAATAATGCCGGATTAATGTATCACTATGATGGCGAGAATTGGATCAAAAGCCAAACTAAAAATTCAGTAAACCAATCACCTAAGTTTGATGTATTTGATGATGACGGAGTAAGTTTTTCAAACACCGACAAATATGAAACTTCATCTTTTGAAGGTAGTAGTTTAGTATCATATAAAGTTGGAACAGGCCCGGTTGATAGTGAACTTGGTTTTTCTATATCTTATCAAAACTTAAACAACAGTGGTGATATTGAATTTCAATCTAATTGGGACTACGATTCGTTTACATATCAAGTTAATGCTGAAAACAAATCGAAAAAAATTAATTCTGGATATATTAAAACAACACAAACTTTAGATAATTTTAGTTTTCATAACTTGTACATTGCTAGTGATCCTGTATTTGATCAAGGAATAGTACAAGCGTTTACACTCGAACAAGATTCGAATGAAGTTACATTCTCAAATGTTGATTGGTCAAAATCGAATAATCCAAAATTATATTTTTACAAAAATGGAGAATTTATTAGAGACACATTTACTGTAGTTTCTACAATCGAAGGCAAGAGAACATTTAGTTTTGATACTATAGATTTTTCAGCAGGGGATACTGTAACTCTTAAAGTATTTTCGGATGATGAACCTAATTTAGGATTTTATGAATTTCCTAAAAATCTAGAAAGAAATCCCTTAAATCAAGAACTTAATTCTTTTACACTAGGACAAGCAACTGATCATTTAAGATCAATGGTCGATTACACTGATGAGTTTTCAGGGAAGTTTCCAGGTGAAAGCAATCTTAGAGATCTAGCAGGTTATCAACATAGAGGACAGCGATTCTTAAAATATATTTCTGTTGCGGCAACTTCGTTACCGTTATTGTGTGATAAAAATATTAATATTGTTAAGTCATTAAGATATGCAGCAAGAGAATATGAAAATTATAAAAGTAATATCTTAAAATTATCAATAACATTGCCATTTGACGGAGAGAATGTAGTTTCTTTCTTAGATACAATAATTTCTAAAATTAGCGGAGTAAAGCCTGAAACTAATCCATATTCTAATAGTGATATGATTGGTAGCGGAGCAAATAAAACGACAAAGTATACTGTCGAAGATACTGGAATTAAAACATTTTCTCTAACTGAAAAGTTTGATTTAGAAACAGCGTCGACTAAAGCAGTATACCTTTATATAGATAATGTACAATTAGTACACGGTGTAGATTATGTTTTTGACAGCGAGTTTAGTTTTGTTAGAATTACTAGAGATTTAAATGAAGGCGAACTGTTAGAAATTAAAGAATTTTATTCAACGTCATTTACATTTATTCCTGAAACACCAACAAGTTTAGGATTAACAAAATCTTGGGTTCCAAGAATTTTTGTTGACAATACGTTTGCTAAACCTCAAAAATTAATCAGAGGACACGATGGTAGTTTAACTGTTGCTTATGATGATTTTAGAGATGAGTTAGTACTAGAGTTTGAAAAAAGAATTTATAATAATATTAAACAAAAATATAATCCTGAAATTTTAGATATTGACAGTTTATTTGGCGGATACGAAAACACAGGAACATTTACTAAAAAGCAAGTAGATGATATCTTAGAGCTAGAGTTTTTGAGATGGCCTCTAGTAAAAAATATTGATATCTATGAAAATGCTTATCATGATCCTGAAAATCAATTTACTTGGACATATAATCAAAATTTAGATATTTTAAGAGAACAAAAAATGCCCGCACACTGGAGAGGCATTTATCAATATCTTTATGATACCCAAACTCCTCATACCGCGCCTTGGGAGATGTTAGGTTTTACAGAAAAACCAAGTTGGTGGGAAGATGAGTATGGTCAAGCACCATATACTTCAAATAATTTATTATTGTGGGAAGATCTTAGAGACGGCATTATTAGACATGGCGAAAGAGCAGGAACCCATAAAAGATATATTCGTCCGAGATTATTAGAATTTTTGCCTGTTGATAAAGATGGTAATTTATTAACTCCTTTAGAATCAGACAGTATTATTGATTATTCAACTGATTATACAGCAGACTTTTCATTTGGAGATATATCTCCGGTTGAACATGCGTGGAGACGTAGCAGTGTTTATCCTTATGCTCAAATAATTGCGGCATGTTTGTTGAGACCTTTCGAAACTATTAGTTTAAACCTAGATAGAAATATTTTTAAGAAAAACAATGTAGGACAACTTGTTAGTAAAACTACAAATACTTTTTTAACAAATGATGATATTATCAGGGCTGTAAATTCTACTTCTAGATCAGATGGATTGGTTTGCTTTGTTGTAAACTATCTAAAATCAAACGCTAAAACAAAACAAGATATAATTGATTTGTACGAAAACTTAGACATTCAATTAAGCACAAGAATGAAAGGGTTTGTTGATAAAGCTCAACAGCAATATCTTTTAGATAGTAAAAATCCTCAAAGTACACAAACTGGTATTTTTGTTCCAACAGAAAACTATGAAATATTCTTTAATTCTAGTTCTCCTCAGTTTACAACAAGATACAGCGGTGTGTTAATTGAAAGAGTTGCTGGCGGCTATAAAGTAAGCGGTTACGATCAATTAAATTCGATTTTTAATTACTTTAGTTTCTTTGCTCAGCAAAATGATCCTGTATTAGATGTCGGCGGTGTAAGTGAAGGCTTTGTTGATTGGAGTGCTGAATCTTTTTATTCAAAAGGAACGTTAGTAAGAAATCAAAATCAATTTTTTAGAGCAATACAAGCACATACGTCTGGAGAAATATTTGACGCTAATTTTTGGACAGCAATAGACAATGTTCCAATTACCGGCGGAGCAAGAGCAATCAAGAGAACAAAGTTCAATGAAGTCGATACTCTTACTTTAAATTATGATCATGTATTTGGAAATGTACAAGAAGTTGTTGATTTCTTATTAGGTTATGGAGCTTTCCTTAATTCCCAAGGGATGGTTTTTGATCAATATAATGAAGAACTTGGTGTTGTACAAAATTGGGAAACATCAGTCAAAGAGTTTCTTTTCTGGACTACACATAACTGGGCAGTAGGAAGTATACTTTCAGTAAGTCCTGGAGCAACTTTATTGCGATTCCAAAATATTGGTTCTGTAGCAGACAACATTCTTGATAGTTTTTATGATTATAATATTTTAAAAGCTGACGGCACAAAAATAGATGCTACTGATATTGATGTATATAGAGGAATTAATGAATTACTAATTTCTCCGCAGGATAATACTCAAGGAATATATTTTGCTGAAATTAATTATATACAAAAAGAACACGTTACTATTTTTGATGACAAGACTGTTTTTAATGATGTTCTTTTTGATAAAGGACCTGGTTATAGACAAGAAAGAATTAAGAGCAAAGGATTTAGAACCGTCGATTGGGATGGTAACTATACTTCTCCAGGATTTATATTTGATAGAGTAAACATTAGCTCTTGGAAAAAATTTACAGATTACAAAATTGGTGACATTGTACAATTTAAAGAATTTTATTATGTAAGTAAAAAGTTTCAAAAGGGTACAGACAAATTTGATAGATCATATTGGGATCTATTAGATAACCTTCCTGAGTCAGGTTTGGTTCCAAACTTTGATTATAGAATAAGTCAAATTGAAGATTATTACGAAACCAGCATTGAAGGAATAGATTCAAAGCAAAAAGAACTAGCAAGACATACAGTAGGTTTTCAACCTAGAGAATATCTACAGGAAATTGCTGAAGATACAGTATCACAATTTAAGTTGTATCAAGGCTTTAGTAGAGAAAAAGGCTCCAATAACGCAATTAAAAAAGTTTTTGATAAAGTCAGCGAAATTGACGATGATAAAATAGTGCTAGACGAAGAATGGGCATTTAGATTAGGTTCAATTGGCGGCACAGATCAAATTAACGAAGTTGAGTTTGATTTAAAAGTAAGTGACTTTAAATTAAATCCGCAACCAGTTTTATTAAATGGTAGCGAATTTAGTGTAGTCGATTTTCAAAACTATATTTTATTAAATGATAATGATTATCAATTAGCAAATACAAGTTTTAAATTCCCTACCAAAAGGTTTGAGGTTCCTGTTAATTCAGCAGGTTACATATTTTCAAGTGATGTACAGTTTATAAGAAATGAATTAACCGAACTTTTAGATAATACTGTTCCGTTTGATAATTTTAAACATGGTGACAACGTCTGGACAACATTTGAGCCAGGATCGTGGAATGTTTATAGATATGTTATTAGTAACGTTTCAATATATGATGTTGAAGCACCAGATGTTGATAGATTGGTTTTAAAATGTAATAGAGTACATGACTTTAAAGTAGGACAAATTGTTGGAATAACTGGGGTCCAGGGACTAAACGGATTTTTCCAAATTGCTGGCGTAACACTTACAGATATTATAATTGCTATTACAGGATTTAGAGAAGAACCAGAAGTTGACGAAAGCTCATTTTCTTTTATAAGTTATTTTGAAAGTGTACGAGTAGCATCTTACGAAGAACTAGTAAACAAAGGTTTTGCTAAACTACCAGTCGGTTCTAAAGTTTTTATTGATAAAAATGAAGATAACGGAAATTGGGAAGTAGTAGAAAGAAACAAACAATATAAAGTAACACAAATTTCAGAATACGGTATTGCTTTTCCAACCGGAACTGGTAGTGCTGTGTCGTTTGTTCCTGAATTAAATCAAACTATTGTAGGTAACCCCGGTGCGCCGGTCACCACTGGCGACGTCATTAGAGACTCAGCTGTAGTTGTTTATTCAGACGGAGAATCAGGTTTAATACCTTTACAAATTCTTACGCCAAAAAGCGGATTACAATCTGCTTACTTAGGTGCGTATGCTGAAGTACTTACAGCAAGTAAAGATGGGCGTTGGTTAGTTGTTGGATCACCAAAAGCAAGTTATATTCCAAGCAACTATCAAGAAAAATTTGATCCAGATGCTAACTACGAACCAGGTGATACTGTATTGTATGCTGGAAAATTATATGAAGCAAAAGTAAGAGTATTTGGTGATGGAAGTAGTATTGATCTTTCAAGCGAAGATTGGAAACCAGTTGAATTACCACAAGCAAACCCACTTGGAGGAGAATTATTTTTAGCAAATAAAGGATATTCTAGACAAGGTGGTGTTGACATTTATGAGTATTCAAACGGCCAATGGATATTACGAAATAGTTTAGTAAGTCCAAGACAAGCACATGGTGAAAATTTTGGCGCTTCTGTTTCAATAGGAAAACTAGAAGGTATTGAAGGAACCAGCGGCGATGTAACACTAACTGTAAATGAAATTGATGCTGTTGGTGGAATTATTTCTGTTAAGTCAGACGGAACAAGTGGTTTAAATGATGCTCTATTTGAAAATGTTAGCGGCATTGATGTTAGTAGTTCTGGTATTAATGCTACATTTGATATTACAAGATCAACAGGTATACCAACATATGATGTTAGTGTAAGAACTGGAGGATCAGGATACACTGTTGGAGATAGATTATACATTCAAGGAACTAGAGTAGGCGGGCAACCAGCATCAGGTACATCTAATAACGATATTGTAATTGTTGTTAAAGCCGTTGACGAAAATGGTTCAATTTTAGGTGCTGATACATTTAATAATATTACAGGAATTGTTAGTACTCCAGTATCTGAAACAGCATTGTTTACTGTTACTAAAAACAAAGATGTTTATAATGTAAGACTTAGACAGGACGGAGCAGTAAAAGTACAACCAGGTAATGGATATAAGCAAAGAAGTATTGTAAGATTCAATAATTTCTTCTATGCTTGTATCAAAGATACAAATATTGATAAAGGTGTATGGAATAGTACATCAACATATTATGAAGGTGATGTAGTTAAGTTTCCTGCTAATAGTTCTCAATATTGGAATGTATTAAAAACAGTAACAAATGTCACACCTGGCACAGATGCAACTGCTTATAGTTCTTACGAAACTATATTTCCTGATAGATCACCTGAGTTTTGGGAAAGAGTTTCTGGATTCCCATTTAATGTAAAATATATAGATGATACTAACGATCCTAATTTTGGAACAGGTAACTGGGTCGATTGGGACGAAAAAGACAACAGCGGAAATTTAATTACGTATACTACAGGAACTGTTATAGTAATCCCTGGAAATACAGTAGGCGGTTTATCACCTGAAAATGATATTACAATTAGAGTAAATCAAGTTACTGACGACGGACAAGTAGGACCTTTCCCAACTAAAAGAGAAGGTGAAATTCAATTCTTCTCTTATACAGGAACAGCGGCAATAGGTATTGAATTTACAGGAACTCCTGCTAGTGGATCAGGAACATTCTTAGATGTTAGTCCGGAAGATGTATCAAATCCAGGAACCGGCGCAATCTTTAACGTTGAAAGAAAAGATGGAGCATATAACACTACAATTAGTGTAGCAGGCTCTGGATACGTTATCGGAGACCAAATTAAAATACTTGGAACTAGTATTGGTGCTGTTGACGAAAGTTACTACATGGCAGTTTCTGCTCCAGGTAGCCGCGATGACAGAGGTAAAGTTTATCTTTACACATACAACGGATATAAATGGACATTGCTACAAGATACTTCTTTTGTAGGATTATTTGATATCAATAGAAGTTATGTTAGCGGAAGTATTGTTTGGTATGGTAGCGGTTATTATAAAGCAAATGAATTCTTTACAGCTGATGGAGTAACAACTCCAGATATTAGTGATTCCTGGGACGAAACAAATACTGTTAACAGAGATATTGTTCCTAATGTTTATGCTTATGTTGATGACGGATCGTCATTTGAACAAGGAACAGCTGACGAGCAAGTTGAAAATATTGATATTGGAGATAAGTTCGGATCCAGTATATCAATGACAGATGACGGAAACGTATTAGTATCTAGTGCTCCGTATGCTGATACATCTAATTTTGAAAGTTATAGAGGTGTATGGAGAGCAACTGAAACCTATGTCCAAGGCGATGTTGTAAGAAGAAATAACAAATACTATGAACTTGATAGTGATTCGAGTTTAACAAGCATTGATGATGCTCCTGAAGTAGATAATAAATGGGTTGTTGTACAAAATACAGGAATGCCAAGAACAGGCGTAGTATTTGTATACAAGAAAAATGCTAACAAAGTTTATGAATTTGTTCAACAAATTAACAAGAATGACGTTTCAAGTTTAAATCCTGGTGATGTGTTTGGATACAAAGTAACATTATCAGCGGACGGGAATACATTATTTGTTGGCGCTCCAAACGAAGACAAAAATGAAAGAGATCAAGGATCGGTTTTTGTATTCAACTGGAGTCAGAATAAATTTGTACTAAATCAAAAAATTCAATCAAACACAAATGACTTTGATGAAAGATTTGGATCGAATATAAGTGTTTCTCCTGATGGCAAAACTTTAGCAGTTTCAGCAGAAGGTGCTCAAACATTTGAAACAACTACATTTGATACTGATCAAACTAAGTTTGATAGAGAAATAACCGGCTTTGCTGATCCATTAGGAACAACAGGTAAGGTATTTGTGTTTAACGAATACGGTGGTAAGTGGGTTCTCGGTGAAATTTTTGAAGATGATTTAAGTTTTAATGAAGATTTTGGCCGTTCAATTGCTACAAGTAACAATACTATTATCGTAGGTTCTCCAAAATATCTATCAGAAGATCCAGCATTCAGCGAAGTAGTTATTGGTAGAATACAAAAGTACGAAAAACAAGAAGGTATTCAACCATGGACTGTTATTAGAAATCAAACTAATCAAGTTGATGTTTCTAAAATTAGAAATCTTGCGGCATATGAAAAAGAAACTTATACAAAAATTGCTGACATAGATGTTGTTGATTCTTATAAAGGAAAGATACTTGGTATTGTAGAACAAAATATTGATTTTAAAACACCATTTGATCCTGCTGTTTATACAGAATCTAATAATGAAGAATTAACAACCAAAGATGAATCACAACATTGGACAGATAAGCAGGTCGGAAAAATTTGGTGGGATACATCAAAAGTAAAATATCTTGTTTATGAACAATCTGATGTAGTATTTAGGAACGGAAATTGGAATAGTACAGCACAAGGTAGTTCAATTGATGTTTATCAATGGGTCGAATCAACACTAAGACCAAGTCAATATGCTAGTTTAACAAATTCAGATGATCCAACAATTACAGGAACTCCGTTACATCCAGACGATAGTGTTTTTAGTATAAAAGAAAAGGTTGATCCAATTAGCGGAAATATTTCAGAGACACGTTTTTATTTCTGGGTTAAGGATAAACAAGATATTGAAATTAATAGTCCTAAAACACTAGCCGCAAGTCAAGTTTCTGATTATATTTCGAATCCAGAAAATGCTGGTGTTCCTTTTGCTTACATTGTAGACAACGACAAACTTACAATAAGCAACCTCAAGAGCTTATTAGATTACGATGAATTTAGTGTTAACATACAGTTCTATAAAAATAGTCAAGACGTTAATCTAATTCATAACGAATATGTTCTTGCTACAGAAGAAAGTAAACAAGATCCAAATAATGATCTTGAAAGAAAGTGGATTGACAGTCTTGTAGGAAGTGATATTCTTGGAAATCAAATTCCTGATCCTAATTTATCAGACAAAAACAAATATGGTACAGCAAGTCGTCCGAGACAAACCATATTTGTTAATAGAAATAAAGCAGTTGAACAAACAATAGATTTTATTAACGAAGCATTATATACATTACCACTAGCAGATGAAATCGATTATGAATTCTTAAACATGATTGATAAAGAACCTAGTGAAGTTAAAAATCTTTACGATGTAAAAATTAATACAGAAGCTGAATTAAGATTCCAAACAACATCAACTATTAAAGATGCTAAACTTTCAGTAAATGTTATCAACGGTCATGTTAATACCATTGAAATTGATGATCCAGGCTTCGGATATAGAAGAGCTCCATTAATTACCATTACAGGTACAGGTGAAGGAGCCACAGCTGAAGCAACAATTGATAGTTTTGGTAGAATTACAAGTGTAACAGTTACTAATAACGGTAAGAAATATTTAACAGCGAATGCTATTGTTAGACCTTATAGTGTGCTAGTACAATCTGATAGTACTGTAGACGGCTTTTGGAGCATCTATGCTTGGAGTGTTAGAGAGCAACAATTCTCAAGAGTGGCTACACAAGAATTTGATACTACAAAATATTGGGAAACTATTGATTGGTGGTCAGAAGGCTTTTCGGAAGATAGTAGAATCAAAGAAACATTGCCTGGTTTATACGCAGAAAATGAAGTAACACTAGATGAAGGCGAATTATTAAGACTTGATGATTTTGGTTCAGGTGGTTGGGCAGTACTTCAACGTACTGATAAAGATCCAAAGATTAAAGGAAAATTTAATCTTGTTGGTAGAGAAAACGGAACCCTTAGAATTATTAATAAGTTTTACAATACCGAAACTGAATCTGTTGGTTATGACAAAACACAAACATATGACAGCAATAGATATGATACTAGTGCGGCTAAAGAGTTTAGAAACATTCTAAACGCTATGAAGTATAATGTGTTTATTGATGAGTTAGACGGTTATTGGAATAAATTGTTTTTTGTTAATATACATTATGTATTCAGTGAACAATTATATGTTGACTGGGCATTTAAGACAAGTTTCTTGAACGCTATTCATAATGTTGGTTACTTAAAACAAAAACTTAACTTCCGTAGCGATAATCTAGCGGCATATCAAGCATATATTGAAGAAGTAAAACCGTACAGAACTAAAATTAGAAACTTTACAAGTAGATATCAAAATATAGAAGATACAAATTCAAATGTATCAGATTTTGATCTACCTCCATATTACAATATTGATACTAATACTATTAACCCTGTAAAACTTGGTGATACTCAAATTGATTTGAAACCATGGAACGAATGGTTTAACAATTACAAATTTGAAGTAACAGATATTATACTTACAGATCAAGGTAGCACATATTCAAGTGTCCCTCAAGTTATTATTTCAGGCGGCGGCGGAACAGGCGCAAAAGCAAAAGCATATATTTCTAATAGAAAAGTTACTAAAATTGTTTTAACAGACTTTGGAAGTGGCTATACTAGTGTTCCTACTGTTGAAATTGTTGGCGGTGTTGGAACGCAAACACAGTTTAGTGCTAAAGCTGTTGCTAGAATAGGAAACAGCAAGGCAAGATTGTTCCATAATACAATTAAATTTGATAGATATAGTAAAACACCAACATTTAAATCATATAGTTCTAACGAAAGGTTTATTGAAACTGAAACATTTACAGGAACTGGTAGACTAACAACGTTTGATCTTAAATATCCTAGCACACTTGACAAGAGTGCTATCACAGTTTTTGTTGATTCACAACAACAGTTTGTTAGTGATTACAATATTACACTTTATACTAAAGTTATTAATGACATAACAGTATTAAAAGGAAGATTAACACTGTTAACAGCCGCACCAGACGGTTCAGTCATTACTATTAAGTATGAAAAGAATGATGAAATACTAGATAGTTTAAACAGAATTGACAAATACTATAAACCAACTGACGGAATGCTTGGTATTGATAAAACTATTCCAGATGATGGCAGTGAAATTACTACAGATTATTCACAGTTAGTTACTGGTATGGATTATGGCGGTGTAATTGTTCAAGGTGCTACATTTGATGTTGGCGCAGGATGGGACGCTTTACCGTGGTTTACAGAAGGTTGGGATACTGCTGAAAGCAACAGTAAAGATTTTTACATTGCCGCAGATGATAGTACCCATGAATTTGTATTACCTGAAGTTCCTGAGTCAGGAAAAATTTACAATATCTATATTAGACGTAAAGGTGAAACAAAAACAACAAGATTAGACGATCCAAATTACGGTACGTCAAACCAAACCAACGATGATGCTATTATGACATCGTTTGTTGGTGATGGAAGCACAAACGTAATTACAATTCCTATTCCGGATGAAGGAATTTATGTCAACGACGGAGACGTTTTAATTTTCCGTCCTGTTGAAAGTGACGGATCTCTTGATATACAATCAGCAAACTATCTAGATGCCGAAGTAAGCGGTGGAACACTTTTAGGTGCTACTCCTTATTCAACAGCAACAGGTATTTTGCCTGAAGAAATTGTTATTGACGGTGAGAAGTTTATTAGTCCGGAGCAAGTTCCAGCACCAGAAGAAAATGTTCCAGGACAGGTACTAGAAAGTTTAAGCATTAGAGTATTCCATACAGATAGATTTGGAGCACCGTCTGTACTTTCTAGAATTTATACTGCTGACGGTACAGAAACTGTTTATAAGATTGATCAACATATCCTTGAAAATTCTAACTTGCTAGTTTTTGTTAATAAAACAAAACAAGAAATTGATGTAGATTACACTATTGATTATAATAATAATCAAATTAGATTTATTACTGCTCCAAACAATACAGATATAATTGAAGTATTTTCACTAGGAGTAGGTGGCGTTGAGTTGCTTGATGTTAGAGAATATAACGGAGATGGACAAACACGTTACTTCTTAACAGGTGCTCCGTTTGAATCTACAGGAAAAGTGTTTGCTACCATTGATGGTGTAGCAACTAATGTTGGATTTGTTAATAGTAATGGTGTAGTTAACCAAACAGACAATACTCTTGTAGAATTTGGTAAACCACCTAAGACAAATTCATTAATTCAAATTGTTGTACTTTCGGAAGAAAGCGGCCAAGCAGAAAGTATTGTAAGAATAAACGAAGAAAGAATTACTTTAACACCGGGTACTAAAACATATCCAATCCAATTCTTTGAAACTTTAGGTTCTAGAGATGATTCAAATATTATTGTAGAATATAACGGCTCTCTACTAAGATCGGTTGATAGCACTTATTATGTATATCAGGATAATGATACTATTAATCTCAACGATGATCCTGTAATTGGATCGGGTACAATAGTTCCAACACAGATAAAGGTTTTCTTAAATGGTGAACCTCTACGTGACGCATTAGATTATAATTTTGATGGTGCTAATAATTCTATAACATTAATTGTTGATGCTAACAAAGGTGATATTGTACAAGTTGAAAACTTAAAAGATTCCAACTATGAAATAGTAAATGGAAATATTGTATTTTCGCCACTTTATGTAATTCAAGCAGGCGACTATATTGATGTAACATGGTTTACTAGATACACTGAAGTTGATATTGTAAGAGATGTTTATACTGGAAATCAAAACAGTTATAAATTACAAAGAAGTATTAATAATATTTCTAATGTTTGGGTTTATAAAAACGGTGTTAGACTAACACCAAATATTGATTTTTATGTAGGCGGCGCAAATAACGCAGTTTATCTAAAAAATAGCACTTTAGAAACTGATATTATTGAAACGTTAACATATAGTAATAAAATTTACAATAATCCTATTAGTTATGAAATTTCTAGAGATGTATTAAACAGAAACAGTTATCATAGATATCAATTGATAAATGTTGAACTTGCTGAAAATTTAAACTATTATGATACTGTTGTCAAGTTAACAGATGCTTCTAAGTTACCAGTTCCGGCAACAGGTCAACCTGGAATTGTAACAATAAATGGCGAAAAAATACAGTATCTAACTAAGTCAGGAAATGAATTACAGAATATTAGACGAGGTGTATATGGTACAAGTATTAGAACAGTACACGAAAAAGGCACAGTAGTTATTGATACAAGTTATACTGAACAAATTCCGTATAATGATGAACAGGATAAGGTTGATTTTGTATCGGATGGTTCAAGTTTACTAGTTGGACCTTTAGACTATGTTCCAGTTAAAGGTGCTGATTTTGATGTTACTAATACAAGTATCCCAGATGGGTACGGACGTTGTGATAATATTGAAGTGTTTGTTGGCGGACGTAGATTAAGGAAAGACGCATTTAAATTATATGATGCTACAAAAGCGGCATATAGTCCAGACGGCGATGTTCAGTACGATGCTGAATTTAGCGTAGATGGCATAAATGAATATGTAAGGCTTACTGATCCTGTAGATCCAGGAACACGCATTACAATAATTAGGAGAACAGGTAGAACTTGGCACGATAGAGGAGATACTACTGTATCTAATGGAGTTTCATTAAGTGAAGCAACATCAGCAGTAGCTAGATTCTTACAAAATAGTAGCACAGAATTACCTGAATAAATACAATGAGAGATAACAAACTCGAAGAGACGGATATGGCAGAAAACACACAAAATCAAACAGATAATAAGAAACCTGACGAACAAAGTGGGTTTCATATTGAAGGGCATATTAAGATTTTTGACCCTGAAACTAAAGAAGTTTACGTTGATAAACGTAATGCTATTCACTATGAAAACATCAGTGTAGCAATGGCACAAAGTTTATCAAACCAAGGAGTTGGTTGGATATCAGAAATGAGCTTT